CGTGCACCAATTGACTGGATTACTGCACCGTTCGCATACCTTGGTGGCATGGGTGCGGTCGTTCCCCGCCAGGATCTTGTCTTGGATGGTGTTATGGTTTTCAATCACACCATTGAACCAAGCAATGAACTCGCGCATGGTTGTAAACTCAGCGTCGACAACCGTACGCCCACGCTGGTGGTTACGCTCCTCTCCAGCAGGCTCCACACGTTTAATAGTGAAGTGCCATAGGTCGGGGTACTCGCCTTCAGGGGTTACGGGCACACGCGAGCTGTCAAGCATACCTGGACGGTCAGCACTCTGGTACTCAGGCTTCACCTTGACATCGATCACCCAAGGAAAGCGGCGCTGGACTGCTAATGGGCAACTGAAGTACGCACTCAGGTTGAGATGCTCGGTGTTCGTCGATCCAATGACCAACTCAGCACGGACCGGAGTCCGCCCTTTGTCGGCCAAATCAGCTTGAGCTGGTACGAAGGGCACATTATTGGCGACACAAAGAAGTTCCGCCAAAGAGGGGTCCATAACTCCCAGCTGGGCTGCCTGGAACGCGATGTCGTCCATGATGATGCACCACTGCGTCGAGTTCATGCACGACCAAAACTCCTCAGTCGGGTTACGCACGTAGCGGAACTCAGGTCGAGTGTTAAGTTTGCGCACCTTACCATAGTGCTGGAAGATGATGTTCTGAAGCGTGGATTTACCAATGCCCGAACCACCAAATAGCAGCATACACAGCGGTGTCTTGCGGTCCTTCTGGGCTGAGCGCTTCGTCACTTCGAGATCGTGCGTTAACTCCAGACTGGAGAGCATACGACCAATGATGAGCTTCTCGTCTTTCTTGGTCGCGCACTTCTTCATGCTCCGACCCACTTCAATGACTTCTTTGAGGTCCGCCAAGTAGGCGAAACGGTCAATGCCGTGGGGTTCGGGGTTGGACAGGAAATTGGCCTGGCGCTGGAGGCGCTCTGCCTTATCATACCATTGCTGGTACCGTTCCTCAGAGTGGAAGATAGGCATTACAGACCCTGTAACGTAGCACTGGTGTCCTCGACGCGCGAGGAATAGTGCGGTGTCCAGCATGCTGTGGATGAAGTCAGGGCCCATATGGTACTGCTTGCGCAGTGCCTCCTGAGCTACCTTATCAAAGCGCATAAAGTCCATGTCGATGCCTAGAGGCTTGAAGATGGATAGCGCGAGCGCGAAGCAACCGAATTTGTACAACTTAGTGAAGACGGGCGCCGTCTTGATGAGGTCGTATTTGTCCAAGAAGCCTTGCAGAGTGTCGAAAGTCTCTTCCCAGCCTTGTGTCTCCCATTTCTCAGTTGGGGGCGCTGGCACAAAGTAGTCGAGCGCGGACATAAGTACGGCCACGCTGATGACTTGTGTGTCAAGTTTCTCGTTCATCATCTTCGCAAAAGCAGCCACTGCCGCTAGGCGATCGCTCAAGCTCCGTGCACGAGCAAACTGCCAAAAAAAGAGGACAAGTGCCTCCAGTGCATTGACTAATTCGTCGCTCTTGGGATCGAGCTGCACGTATTTGCCGGTCAGTGACTTAGGTACGTACGGCGGGTACATGATGTTGAACAAACGACGCAGGAAGTCCTGCTTGTTCACTTGCTTGCGAAACTCTTCGAACCCGTGGGGGTCCTCAGAGGGGACGATTGCCTCGCTGAATGCTTGGACTTCGAAATTG